CGGAATAAGTTAAGCTGTATTATACGTAATTATACGTTGTTATACCGGAAAGCTAGCACGACAAATATTGTAGCTTGACCGACAAAGTTTGACGGTAACTACACGACTTTTCGTGTTAATTATACGTAACTTGAACAAAGTTTGTAGGTTTTGGGTGATTATGTAAGCCAAACACCCTCATTATAGAGGTTAATCAAGGAATCTAGCTTTTTGAAAGAGTGCGACCTTGCCAAGGTGCGGTTCCCTCCGGTTTTCCGGAAACCTCCAAAGGCAACATGTAGTTTGCGGTGGTCTTTTCTTGTAACAGCGATTAGATTGCCGGGACTGTTGTTTTCTTGGTTTCCATCAATATTGTTTTTATTCATATTTCTATTATTATTTAAATAAATGGTTTTGTCAAGCTATTTTGGCACACTTTAAGCATTACCATATAAGCATGAAAACACAAAACACAGACCAAAAAGGAGAAAACAAAATGTATCCAGCAATAAAAAGCACTGCAATAAGCGAGGGTGAGGCGAGAGAAATCGCCGGAAATAAAGCTGTTGACGAAGTTTTGGCAGAAAGTTGCGATTTTACCAGCCGGGTTATTGATGACGTTGATGTGGTCGAGATGTCAGCTACCGTCGATTTTAACGACGGGTTTTTGACGGTTTTATACCTTGTTGACCGAGATGCCACCTATAATTGTGATGACTTGGGCAACCTTGACTACAGTAACTATACGTTTGTGATTTCATAACCCCAACCGCCCCGCCGGAGGCCTTGTATCCGGCATGGAGGTAATGACATGAAATTATATGATATAGACAACCAAATATGTACGCCGATTACAGAAAAAGCAATGGTATATCTTCACAAAAAGTATCCACCTAAACAATGCCCCGATATGTATGATATTGATGGCGATCTTTGCGTGGGAGAGGATCTGCACATAGAAATAGAAGTGGACCTAATCTTTTCAGGCCTACTTGGTTTAAGATCTAAAAAACATTAACCAACCGCCCCGCCGGTGAAAGGAGAACCATGACACAGTTTCCAGGACGCGCATGGGTAATCAACGGCTTCCGGTGTATTTATAAGGCTGTTGAGATCCACAGAGGCAAACACAAAGGCAAGTATAAAATAACTTACAGAAAGGGTTTACGGTTTAAAAAGTTGGTGATACCACACTATCATATTAAATCGTGGCCGACATGAAAAGGGGGACATTGTTATGCCTAAACTTATAAAAAGAACCGGATTTAATAAGTTGAAATTCGAAGTTTACATTTTTCGTGTTGACGTGATTGCTGCTTTAGCGAAAACACGGGAAGCAAAACAGCGCCATAAAGAAACTGCAAACTGCAAAAAAAAATGTACTGCCTGCCATTTTTATTCTGGGGGAATCAATGCCCTAGAAGAATTACTGGGAAACACTGGCATAATTAACTAAACAGCGGAAGGGAGGTAATTGTGAAATACACAAAACAAATCACGGAACATTTATGTCAATGTGGCCAATTCAAATACAAGGAAGATCTGTTTTGCATGACCTGCAAATCTGCCTATATGGGCCAGAAAGTCATGCTTTATTGTTATCGTGGATCAAAGCTAGAAGCAATTGAGGACGCGACCGGCTGGAATTTGGACCGGGTAATCGAGTTTTCTCGGGGCCAGGAAGACCTGGGCCGGAATGTTCAAATTAAAAGGGGGGTTTGATGCCAAAACACACCTAATCGTCCCGCTAAAGATCAAAACTAAGCCCTCATCGCATAGGTGAGGGCTTTTTTATTGTCTATTTTGTCTGGTATGTCTATTCTGTCCTTGAAAAACCCGCAAATAAAACCCACAATATACCCATAAGTTCGGTTTTTCTGCAAAACTAGGCATATTTTTACCAAACTGGGGATATTTGTGGGCCTACTTAGTAAGATAACAATCGGAGATGTCGTTGGAAAAGTCAAGCGGCCGCGCTTTGATAAAATCAGATGGCCGCACTTTGACAAAATCAAACGATTTTTCAATCTTAGCCTGACCGATCCAAAGGCTTGGAATTCGTCTTTGTGGCGATTTGCGGGTTCGCAGTCGGAATCCGGCGAGAACGTCACCGAAGACACAGCCCTCACCTATTCGGCCTTTTGGAATGCGATTGTTCTGATTGCCGGTCCTCTTGGTTCTTTACCTCTACATTTAATCCGAAAAAAAGGCACAAGCAAGGAAAGCGCAATAGATCAAAGCCTTTATCATGTATTACACACCCAATACAATCCATACATGACCGCAATGGCAGGACGGGAATGCCTTGCCCAACACGCGCTTACGTGGGGCAACGGATATGCGGAAATCGTCCGGAACGGGCTTGGCGATGTGGTTGAACTTTGGCCGATTGCGCCAAATCGCGTAACGCCCGAGATGCAAGACAATTCGCTTGTTTACAGAATCGCTATGCCCAATGCAGAAGATCTCACTTTGCCCCGGGAAAAGATTTTGCATGTTCCAGGACTTGGATTTGACGGTTTTACCGGTTATTCGGTTGTAACCATGGCTCGGAAATCAATCGGCTTGGGTATGGCCATGGAGACATTCGGCAGTCGTTATTTTGGGCAAGGAACTCATCCGAGTGCTGTTGTTAAACACCCGAACCAAGTTAAAGACAAAAAAGCCATGAGAAAGGCGCTAAGCGAAGTATATTCCGGGCTCGGGAACACCCATCAACTCATGCTGCTTGAAGACGGCATGACGATAGAAAAAATTGGTATCCCTCCCGAAGATTCGCAATTTCTCCAAAGCCGCCAATTTCAAATCACAGATATGGCGCGATGGGCGAATTTGCCTGTCCATAAATTAAAGGAGATGACCAAATCCTCATTCAACAACATCTATGCTGAAAATGCCAGCTATGTGATCGACTCATTGCTTCCATGGGGCGTTCGGTTTGAGCAAAATTACGACATGCAGCTCCTGTCAAAAACCCAGAAAAAGCAAGGCTTGTATTTTAAGCATAATTTTGAAGGGTTATTGAGAGCAAACTCTAAGGACCGAGCGCTATATCTCAAAACAATGATCAGCAGCGGATTGATGACTCAAAACGAAGGCAGGGCTTTTGAAGACATGAACCCGAGTAACGATCCACTGGCAGACGAACTATGGATGCAGACAGGCTTAATTCCACTTAGTAAGTTTGACGAATATCTGTCAAAAAACCAAGGATCACCGGCGAAACAGATCCCGGAAGATGTTAACCAACAAAAGTTGAAATTAATTGATATGACTAAAAAATAATTAAATCAGGGTTTTCTTTAAGGCAGGCCAACCAAAGAGAAACGAAAGAAAGAAACAAGGGGTCAGTGTGGGACCACACCGAGAGAAATCTCGTTCACACTGGCCCCTTTTTCTTTGCCCTGAAACAAAGTCGCGGCAGCTTGTAAATATTGTCAAAACTGGGAGGGCTTAACTATGAAATGGTATGAAATAAAAAATAAATCCGACAAGGCAGAGATATGGATTTATGAAATGATCGGTGAAGATTTTTGGTCAGGTGGGGGTGTCACGGCAAAGGATTTTCAGAAAGAACTTTCAGCGATAAAGGCACCGGCAATTGATTTACATATCAACAGTCCAGGTGGTGAGGTTTTTGAAGGAATCGCAATTTATAACCTCATCAAACAGCACCCGGCAGAGGTGACGACATACATTGATGGTTTGGCCGCTTCTATTGCTTCTGTTGTCGCGCTGGCAGGCGATACGATTTATATGGCTGAAAATGCGTTATTTATGGTTCACAATCCATGGGGTTGCGAGTGTGGCGACTCGGCAGATATGCGAAAAATGGCTGACAGGCTTGATGTTATCCGTGATTCTATTGCTAAGGCCTATATTTCAAAAACCGATAAGACTGAGGATGAAATTAACGCACTCATTGACGAAGAAACATGGATGGACGCAGACGAAGCCTTGGAACTCGGTTTTATTGATGAAGTTACAGAAAAAATGGATATGGCGGCGTGCGCTAAATTCGTACCAATAATGGCAAAGGCCGGATTTAAGCATGTTCCGACGTTTGCCGCTAAGGATGCAGAGAAAGCCCTGCGCGATGCCGGGTTTTCCCGAAAAGAAGCGAAAAAAATATTGTCAAAAGGTCTCGATGGTCTGCGCGATGCCGACCATATCGACAAACAAGATCCACCGAAGGTGAACGCAGTTCAGCGCGATGTTGATCCGCCGAAACCAAAGGATCCAGTGAACGAGTTATTGATTAGAGCAGAAACGGTAACATAATAATTTTAAGCAGGAGGAAGCAACATGAAAACGATTAGTCAGTTAAAAGATGATGTAAAAGCGTTGATGGCAGCATCAGCGAAAATTGACGCCACGTGTACCGGTGAGAACAGGGGCCTTAGTGATGAAGAAAAAACCCTGAAAACCGATATGATGGATCAGGTTGATATAATCAACAGCGAAATTGCGGTACGAGAGCGCGAGGAAAAACTGCAAGCATTTTTGGCAAAACCGGAACCCGCGGCAACAGCTCCTGGGCCGGTCAAAGCAACCCCGGGTGTCGTCGTTGGCGATAACCGAGCGAGCAAGGACACGTTTAAAAGTTTCGACGAACAGTTGATGGCGGTTAAAAATGCGTTTAGCCCGACCGGAGCAGTTGACCCCAGGCTTCTTAATGCTGCCACCGGGCTAAATGAAACCG